TAGAACTATAGCGAAAGGAGGTGTTAAATGATTGGAAGAAGCGGCAGAGTCCGTATGAAGACCGCACGGACGGAGGCGCAGCTTACACAGAACGAGGTTGCAAAGCGTATGAACCTTTCAATCAACACAGTTCTGGATTGGGAGCTGGGCAGAAGAAAACCGAGAGCAGATCAGCTTGAGGAATACTGCATTATATGCGGATGCCGACCGGAAGATATTTATTTTGACTAAACCATTAGGTTAAACCTAAAGGAGGTCAGGCATGTTACTAACAGCAAAACAGTTAGCACAGCACGCAGAAGTAAGCACAAAGACGATCATGCGCATGAAGGACAGGGGAGATATTCCGTATTACCAGATTGGCAGACAGATTCGCTTCAAACTGTGTGAAGTGGAGGAGGCCACAAGATGTCAAAAACGAACGAACGGAGCGCCGTAGCAACTCCGCAGATACATTCTATCAAAAAGAAGAAGCCGACACAAGAGGACAGGGTCCTTCAGTATCTGCGAGATCACGGCGGCATAACAACGATGGAGGCAGTCAGAGAGCTTAGCATCATGAACCTGCAGCAGAGAATTCTGAGGCTGCGTGAGATGGGTTACAACATCGTAACTGAATGGGAGGTATCTCCGAACGGAGCAAGATACGGGATCTACAGATTACAGGAGGAATCTTAATGGCAACTTATGAAGATATCGCAAAAGCGAACGAGACCATAACAACAACGCCAATAAAGGGCAAGAATTATGCAGAAGTGCCGCAGAGAGTAAAGGCGTTCAGGATGCTTTATCCTAACGGCACGATAGATACTCAGATCATATCAAACGTAAATGGCGTGGTGGTTATCAAGGCGACAGTAGCTGATGAAGGTGGAAACATCCTCGCAACCGGGCACGCCTACGAAAAAGAAGGTAACGGCTTTATCAACAAGGAGTCGTATATCGAGAACTGCGAAACATCAGCAGTAGGCAGAGCACTCGGATTTATGGGGCTTGGCATCGATACATCGATATGCAGCGCAGAGGAACTTTCTAACGCGATCCTTAATCGGGACAAGCCTAAAGGTAGAAAAGAATCTGAGGAGCCCGATCCGAACGCGACCATAGCAGATGCACCGAAGGCAGTCAGCAAAGTAAAAGGTATGATCGCCACACTCAACGATATGGGTGCTACAACCTTTATGGATGAACTGAAGCAGATGTACGGCATTGAGAAGGTCGAGGACATCAAGAAAGGTGACTACAACACGATCATGCAGCTTGGTCAGAGCAAATATGAAATGTTAAAGGAGGCAGAATAGATGAATGTCAAAAGCACGATAGGCAAGCCACTTCATGAAGCAATAAAAGGCCTCGATTGCAATGTGAAAATCGGATCAAAAAGCGGATATGTGTTTTGTGGCAAGCCAACTGCAATAGAACTTCATGAGATTGATGGGTATTGCATTGAAAAGTTTGAAAAAAGCATCGAAAGTGAAAAAAAGGAATTGAGGGTGCTTGTTTCAGAATTGAAGGAGCTTGAAAAGAAAATACAAAACAAAACGCAGTCTTTATATAAAAAGCAGGATGCATTAAAAGCAAGGCCACATTTGTTGAAACGCAAAGTGCTGGATGTTTATAAATCTATATCTGAAGAAAACACATACTGCATGATAGTCGAAGGCAATGAGGTAGGCGATTACTGGACTGTAGACGAATATAAAAGCAAGGAGGCAGAATAGATGAATAGCGTTGTACTGATTGGAAGACTCTGCGCAGATCCAGAGCTTTCATACACACCAAACACACAGACGGCTTGCTGCAGATTTACTCTTGCTGTCGACAGGCCGAAGAGACAGGGAGAAGACGCAGGTGCTGATTTTATACGCATTACTGTATGGGGAAGACAGGCTGAAACCTGCGACCGCTATCTCGCAAAAGGCAGACAGGTTGCAATACACGGACGCATCCAGACGGGCAGCTACAAAGACCGTAACGGTGAGACTGTATATACGACAGATGTAGTGGCTGACCGAGTCGAGTTTCTCGGCAGCGCAGGAGGCGATAATTCGCGTTCTGACGGAAGTTATCAGCGGAATGGTAGTAATTATCAACCGCAGAATAACGCATCGCAGAACGGCGATAAACAGCTCGGATTCAATGACCTGCCGCAGGGATTCAGCACCATGAATGAAGATGTGCCGTGGGGTTAAGTCATGATATTTCTCGAAGAGCCTAATGTGGAGCTGCTTTACAAACAGGCACGTATCACATTGAACCTTGACAAGAAAGATAATCGGTCGATAGTTCAGCTATTCAGCGGTCTGAAGCTGGGTGAGGAATATGACATCACCATAAAGAAAAAAAGCAAAAGATCGCTGAATGCTAACAATTATCACTGGCAACTGTGTGAGCAGATATCAAAGGTCCTGAAAGTCAGCAAGTACGAAGCGCACAATCAGCTCATGATCGACTACGGAACCGACTGGCTCGATGCAAAAGGCAGTCCAACGTATGTGCTTATGAAGGACGATGACAGATATCTTCGCAAAGAGACTGAACACTACCGGCCGACAGATGCTGTCGAGGATAGAAAAGGCACTATGTACCGATGGTTTGTGCTCCTGCTGCCAAGTCATTTGATGGACACTAAACAAATGTCCGAGCTGATAGATGGCACGGTGTCAGAGGCAAAGGAACTTGGCATTGATACCAGGACACCTGACGAGATCGAAAGGATGAAAGCACTATGGGATACACAAGCATAATGACTGACGATATGGAGTCATGCTACGTATGCGGCTTAAGGGCAGATGAGATACATCACGTGATGCACGGTCCGGACAAGAAGTTATCAGAAAAATACGGTCTTATGTGTCCGCTCTGCAGAAAACATCACAGCATGGTACACCACGAGGGCGGAGAACTTGACAGGATTCTGAAGCAGGATGCACAACGAGCTTTTATACGAAAGTATCTTGGCAAATGCTACTTATAGGAGACGAAATGGCAGTTTTAAGGAAAGAAAAGAAAAGCAACTTTACGGTTATAGATAATGCGATTTTCAAAGATCGCAAAGTATCGTTCAAAGCGAAAGGGCTGCTGTGCCAAATGCTCTCTTTGCCGGACGGTTGGGAATATTCAGTCAAAGGGCTGGCAACACTTGCAAGTGACAAATACTCAGCAATTACAAGCGGTCTAAAGGAATTGGAAGAAGCTGGATACTTCCGCAGAGAGCAGTTATACGACAAGGGCAAGTTTGCTGGATATGAGTACATCATATCTGAAACGCCTGTAATGAAAAATTCGGATTTAACGTTTTCGGAAAATCCGATATCGGAAAACACGATATCGGAAAACCCAACACAATTAAATACTAAAGAATCAATTACTAATGAATCAAAAACTAAAGTAATAGATATACGCCATATGATTCCACCGACAATTGAAATGGTAGAGGACTACATAAATGAACACGGGTACAACGTAAATGCTCATTCGTTTATGGATTTTTATGAATCAAAGGGTTGGCTGGTAGGAAAGACCAAAATGCGAGACTGGCAAGCCGCAGTCCGCACGTGGAGCAGAAACGAATATGGCACTAAAAACAATAAATCGAGTGGCAACCCATTTCTCGATATGTTACAGGAGGGAGATTTTTGATGACAAAAGACGAGACCGTAAAAATTATGTCAATGCTCGGAGCGTTTTACTCCGGCAGTAAGAACAACGCAAAGATGCAAGCTGCGGCATGGCACATGATACTGGAGAAGTACGACTTTAAAATCGCACAAAAAGCTGTGCTTAACTTCGCAGAAAACGACACAAGGGAATATGCAACATTCCCGGCTGTAGGTGTGATCGTGAGGGAGATCCGCGCACAGCAGCAGCTTGAAGCAAAACCAATAAAGGAAGTAATAAGGGCTATCTCTTACGGAAAAGGGTACGAGGACATAAGCGACGATGCAAAGCGCATCATCAGCGAGGACGTATATAACAAGTGGCTCAAGATCGATGCAGAGGAGTTTGCAGCAAAATCTGACTTTTACGCAAAGATGCTGAGCACAGGCCATACGCTGATGATTGAGTAAGGAGGGTTCAATGAATTTCATAAAAGCGGCTCCACCGAGATTAATGAGGGACGAGCTCGGAATATATGGCGGAGAGAATCGATTAGGCTGGCATGGCGACATGGACCGATGCTGGGTCGATAACGACAACGATATATGTGTATGCTCACGGATCATCAGGACGCAGTTTGGCAATGTCGAGCACGTAACGATCAGCAAGGGCACCGGCACGAATGACGGCACAGGTGAAGTCACATGGGCACAGAAGATGCAGATAAAGAACGAACTGTTCGGAGAAAATAGGTTTGCAATCGAGGTGTTCCCAAAGCAGAAGAACCTTGTCGACGTATGCGACGTATATCACTTATGGGTATTTGACAAGAAGGTTGACATGCCGTTCGGCATAGCAAAGAAGGAATATCAGAAGTCGATAAATCGTGGATACAACATGACGCAGGAAGATATAAAACGGCTTGCTGACGATTACAAGAGAACTGGCAAACTGTAGGAGGATAACAGGAGGGAGTAATAATGATTATTGAAAAAACAGTAGTAGAGAACAACAGATACAACGTAAATCTGGACGATTATGTCTCTGAGGGTGAGCTGACAGTAACGATCACGCTCAGTGAGTACAGGGACCTTA